ATGTCGGAGGGCGCCCTTATCGTGCGTCCGGCGACGGCCGTCTCGACCTCGGTCGACGGTCTCGATGCCGCCGCCGCCGGGTTCGCCGCGGCCTCGAAATCGGACGCCACCCGCCGGGCCTACGCCGCGGACTGGCGCGCCTTCACCAGCTGGTGCGCCGACCAGGGCGCGGACACGCTGCCGGCCTCGTGCCGCACGGTCGGCCGCTACCTGACCCACCTCGCCGGGCTCGGCCGGTCCGTCTCGACGATCGACCGCCGGGCCGCCGCCATCGCCGCAGTTCACCGCGCCGCCGGCCACACCGCCCCGACCGCGCTCGAAGAGGTCCGGTCGATCCTGGCCGGCATCCGCAACACGCTCGGCCGCCGCCCCGTCAAGAAACAGGCGCTGACCGCCGATCTCGTCGCCAAGGTGGTGCGCAAGATCAGGCCGGACCTCGCCGGGCATCGCGACCGCGCGCTGATCCTGCTGTGCTTCGGCGCAGCGCTGCGCCGCTCCGAGCTCGTCGCGCTCGACGTCGTCGACGTGGAGACGCACCGCAAGGGGCTGCTCGTCCGCATCGGGCGATCGAAGACCGACCAGCAGGGCAGGGGCCGCACGGTCGCCGTGCCCGACGGCAAGCTCAAGGTCCCGGCGGCCCTGGCAGCGTGGCTCGCCGCCTCGGGCATCACCGACGGTCCGATCTTCCGCGGCGCCGACCGCGGCCGCCTCTCGTCCGACCGTCTCACGGCCGGCCAGTTCGCCCGCATCGTCAAGGCACGGTGCGCCGCCGTCGGCCTCGATCCGGAGGCCTTCAGCGGTCACTCGGCCCGGCGCGGATTCGCGACGACGGCCGGGGATGTCGGCGCCGACCTCCGGCACATCGCCGGTCACATGCGGCACGCCAAGCTCGAGACCACCCTCGGCTACATCGAGGACGGCGAGCTGTTCCGCGACAACGCCGGCAAGGGGTTCCTGTGATGCCCTTGCCCGTCCACATCGAGCTCGCATCGAGCTCCGACGCCGCCCCGCTGTTCCTGGCGCTCGCCGGCGAACGGATCGTCTGGACGCCGGACCGCGATATCGCGGCCACCTTCGCCGATGCCCCGCAGGCCTGGGACGCGGCCTTCGCGCTCTCCCTTCCCGTCGTCCGGGTTCGCTGATGACGCCGCCCGCCTTCATGCGCTGGCTCCGCGAGTTCGCGGTCCAGGTCGCGGACGGCCGCCCCACCGCGGCGCAATGGGTCCAGGTCCTGGCGACGCTGGCCAGCGTTCGCCGCAACACCGCCGACCCGCGCGAGCTGCAGATCACCTTCCTCCCCGGCGGTGCGGTGCGCACCGACGAGTTCCGCCTCACAGGATGCGCGCTTTGACCGATCACGATGACGAGGCGGTCTACCGCTGCCCGGTTAGCGTCCTGCGGCGGGTCCCGGGCTCGACGATCGTCGCCAGTCCAGCGGCCCGGCGACGGATGCGCGTCAAAGTCATGGGCTGCGAGATCAGCGCCGGCGAGGACTCGCTCGGCGTCACGGGACCGGACCCCGCGAAGCTCTCGGCCGACGAGGCTCGCCGGTGCTTCGGCGTCGAGCAGGGAGCAGCGTGATGCAGCTCCTCGCCGTCATCCTGGTCTGCGCGTCGACGATCAGCCCGGCCGACTGCACGCGCGACACGGCGCTCGACGTCGTCACGCAGCCCGCGGCCCTGCCGATGGAATGCATCAAGGCCGGCGAACTCGTCGGCGCCTCCGCCCTCGACGTGCGCCGCGAGGATCGCCGCTACGTCATGGTCCGCTGCGAGCGGCGAAAGTCCAGCTGAGATCAGGACCCCAAGCAATGCCATTCCAGCCTGGCCAGAGCGGCAACCCCGGGGGCCGCCCGAAGGCCTCCGCACGCGTCCGTGACGCCGCGCGAGAGCACACCGAAGCCGCCCTGCAGGTCCTTATCGACATTGCGGTCGGCGGTACGAGCGAGGCCGCCCGGGTCTCTGCCGCCTCGGCGATCCTCGATCGTGGCTACGGCAAGCCCAGCCAGCCGGTCGACGGCGACGGCGAGGGCGGCGAGATCCCCGTCGGTCTGACCGTGAAGTTCATCCGGCCGCCCGCCATCCCCTGATGACGATCGAGTTCCCCGAGAAGCTCGCGTTCCTGTTCGAGCCGGCTCGGTACAAGATCGCCTACGGCGGCCGCGGCGGCGCCAAGTCCTGGGGCTTCGGGCGGGCTCTCCTGATCCTTGGGGCACAGCGTCCACTCCGCGTGCTGTGCGCCCGCGAGTTTCAGAACTCGATCGCGGAATCGGCTCACGCGCTCCTGGCGCAGCAGATCGACCTCCTCGGGCTCTCGCGCTTCTACGAGATCCAGGAAAAGCGCATCTACGGGACGACGGGGACCGAGTTCATCTTCAAAGGGCTTCGGCACAATGTGGCCTCGGTGAAGTCGACCGAAGGCGTCGACGTGTGCTGGGTCGAGGAGGCCCGCACCGTCTCGAAGTCGTCCTGGGACGTGCTGATCCCGACGATCCGCAAACCCGGCTCGGAGATCTGGGTCAGCTTCAACACCGAGCTCGAGGGCGACGAGACCTATCAGCGGTTCGTGAAGCGCCCGCCGACCGGCGCGCAGGTCGTCAAGATCGGATGGGAGGACAATCCGTGGTTCCCGGAGGTCCTGCGGCAGGAAGCGCTCGACCTGAAGGAACGCGATCCGATCGCCTACGAGACGGTCTGGGGCGGCAACTGCAAGCAGGTGCTCGACGGCGCGATCTACGCCAACGAGATCCTGGCGGCAACGCGGGTCGGGCGCTTCACGAAGGTCCATTACGACCCGTCGAAGCCCGTGCACACGTTCTGGGATCTGGGCCGGGCGGACAAGACCTCGATCTGGTTCGCCCAGATCGTCGGCTTCGAGTTCCGGCTGATCGATTACTACGAGAACCGCGGCCACGCGCTGACGCACTATCTCGACGTCCTGAAGGCTCGCTCCGAGCCGGAGGGTGAGGCTCCGGGCTACGTCTACGGGGAGCACTGGCTCCCGCACGACGCCCGGAACGAGTTGCTCGCCTCCGAGCGGACCATCGAGCAACAGATGTGGGCCGCCGGGCACAACGTCCGGATCACACCGAAGCTGCCGGTCGCCGCCGGCATCGATGCGGCGCGCCAGATCTTCGACCGCTGCTGGTTCGACGAGGACCGCTGTGCCGACGGCCTGCAGGCGCTGCGGAACTATCGCTACGAGGTTGACCCCGACACGCAGCGGTTCTCGAAGACCCCGCTCCACGATTGGGCCAGCCACGGCGCCGACGCCTTCCGCTACTTCGCGGTCGGGATCGCCGAGCCGCGCGAGGACGCCCCGCCGCCGTCCGGCCCCAACGACGTCTACGCCCGCCGCCGCCGCGAGCGCCACGAGCCGTCCGGGTCGGGATGGTCGACCTGACCCGTCTGACGGCACCCATGCACATCTCGGCCCGACCCCGTTCGGCTTTACCCCTCGCACATCACGGAACCGGCATGAACGACATCGACGACGATGCCGGCGCGCCTGGCGCCGACAAGCGCGAGGCCATGGACCGCGATGCCTTGGTCCGCAGGCTGAAGGCCTGGTACCGCATCGACCGGGACGCATCGGCGATCTGGCGCAAGGAGGCGCGCGAGGACTACGACATGGTCGCCGGTCGGCAGTGGTCGACCGAGGACGAGGCCGTGCTCAAGGAGCAGGGCCGGCCGCCGATCACGTTCAATCGCATGCTGCCGGTGATCAAGGCCGTGGCCGGCTCGGAGGTCAACAGCCGCCAGGACATCCAGTATCTGCCCCGCGAGATCGGCGACGCAGCCAAGAACGAGCTGCTGACCGAGGCCGGCCGCTACCTCGCCGACGAGGCGCAGGCCGAGGACGAGGAGAGCGACGCCTTCGTCGACTGCGCGATCACCGGGATGGGCTGGGTCGAGATGCGTCTCGACTACGAGACCAACCCGGACGGCGCCTACGTCGAGGACCGGGTCGACCCCCTCGAGATGATCTGGGACTCGAGCGCCCGCAAGCGCAACCTCGCCGACGGCCGCCGCCTGTTCCGGGCCAAGACGATGGACCGGGCCGAGGCCGAGGGGCTGTTCCCCGACGCAGAACCGACCGAGCTCGACGCGGCCTGGGCCGAGAACCGCGACGACGACGCCCACGACAAGATCGCACCGGGCGAGTCCCGCGCCGATCGCGGTCTCGATCGCGATGCCGGCTCGGGCAAGGTCACGATCGTCGAATGCCAGTGGTGGGAGCGCAAGCGCGTCGTGATGGTCATCGACCCGACGACGCGCGAGCCGACGGAGATGGACGAGGCCAAGGCCGCGACCCTGCTCTCCCGCGCCGCGACGGTCGGCATCACGATGCAGACGTACCGGGTGACCAAGCGCGTCTATCGCCGGGCCTTCATCGGCGCCACCGTCCTCGAAGTCGGGCCGGCCCCGGCCGGCGACCAGTTCTCCTACGCCTGCCTGACTGGCGACCGCGACCACAACAAGGGCACCTGGTTCGGCATCATCCGGGCCATGAAGGACCCGCAGCGGTACGCCAACAAATGGCTGTCGCAGACCCTCGACATGCTCAACCGCCAGGCCAAGGGCGGCATGATGATGGAGAAGGGTGCCGTTCCGGACCAAGCCGCGTTCGAGCGCAGCTACGCCAAGCCCGGCGGCATTTCCTGGGTCAACGACGGCGCCCTGATGGGCGGGCGCATGAAGGAAAAGCCCCTGCCGCAGCTCCCGGCCGGGCACTACCAGCTCATGGAGTTCGCGATCATGTCGATCCGCGATTCCTCGGGCGTGAACCTCGAGCTGCTCGGCCAGAAGCAGCAGGAGCAGGCCGGCGTGCTGGAGTACCAGCGCAAGCAGGCCGCGATGACGATCCTCGCCACCCTGTTCGATGCGCTCCGCCGCGCGCGCAAGCACATCGGCCGGGTCCGGCTCTACTTCATCCAGACCTACCTCTCGGACGGCCGCCTGGTGCGCATCGCCGGCGATGGCGCCAAGCGGGTTGTGCCGCTGCTGCGCGACAGCACCATGGGCGAGTACGACGTCATCATCGACGACGCGCCGGCGAGCCCGAACCAGAAGGAAGTGATCTGGTCGACGTTCACCAGCGTCTTCCCGGTCATCAAGGACATGATTACCCCGCAGGTCCTCGTCGAGATCCTGCCCTACTCGCCGTTCCCCGACAGCTTCGTCGCCAAGATGCGCGACCTGCTCTCCCAGGCCGGCGGGTCAAGCCCGGAGGCGCAGGCACAGGCCGGCGTCGCGATGCAGACCGCGATGGCCAAGATCCAGGACCTGACCGCCGGCGCCAACCTGAAGAACGCCAAGGCCGCCCGTGAAGGCGCCGGGGCCGAGCGCGACGGCGTCGAGGCGGCGATCGCGCAGCTGACGATGCAGGCCGGCCCGCCGATGAGCGCGGCCGCCTGAACCCCTTCCGCCCGCCGGCGGCGCACGCCGGCATCCGTATCCTTCACGTCACGAGGACAGCATGGACGACCACGATCTCTCGTCGGGCGGCGACGCCTTCACGGCCGAAGAGCAGGCCGCCTTCGACGCCTATGCCGCCGACGATGGCGTTGACGCGGGCACAGGCGGCGTCGAGCCCCCCGCGGGCGAGGCGAGCACCGTTTCCGCCGCCCCGGCCGCTGCTGCGCCTGCTGGCGAACCTGCCGCACCGGGCGAGGTGGTAGATCCCGATGCTGCCGACGCCGACGATGCGGAGGCGAACAAGGGCCGGTTCGTACGCCATGGCGCGTTCCACCAGGAGCGCGAGCGCCGCAAGGCCGAGGCCGCCCGCGCCACCGCTGCGGAGGCCGCGCTCACCGAACTGCGCGAGAAGTTCGCGCGCGGTGACGAGCGCCTGAAGCTCCTGAGCGAGGCGATGCAGCGCCCAGCCGCGACGCCGGCCGCCGCCGAGCCGCCCAAGGTGATCGACCCGAACGAGGACATCTTCGGCGCCTACGAGCAGCTGAAGTCCGAGGTCGAGGCGCTGCGCACCAGCCAGACCCAGCTCACCGAGGCGCAGAAGGCCGAACGGGCGCAGGCGCAGGAGCGTGAAGAGCACGCCTCGGCGATGACGAGCTACGCCAGCGATGCGCAGCGCTACATGGCGACCGAGCCGGCCTTCGCGGACGCCTACAACCACCTGATCGGCTCCCGCGTCGCCGAGCTCAAGCTCTACGGCGTCGACGAAGCGACCGCGATGCGCGAGGTCGCGGCCGAGGAGGCCGGGCTGGTGAAGGCGGCGATCAAGGCGGGCAAGTCGCCGGCCGAGCACATCTACAAGATCGCCCAGGCGCGCGGCTTCATGCCGAAGGCGGCGGAACCGGCCAAGCCCGCCGCGCCCGCCGAGACCCAGGCCGAGAGGATGGCCCGCATCTCCGCCGGCCAGACCGCGGCGAAGTCGCTCTCGGCCGCCGGTGGCGCCCCGGCTAGCGAGGTCACCATGGATATGCTGGCCAGCATGAGCGAGGCCGAATTCGAGAAGTACGCGACCGCCAACCCGGCGCGGGTGCGTGCGCTGATGGGAGGCTAAACCAAGCCGCGCCAAATCCTAGGTTAAAGGCTTTGAAGCATATCTGAGGCGCGCGGAAGGGCGTCATTCGGAGCTGTGAGTGTCGGGATTTACCAGCCCAGTCGTGCTGTCGATGGCTACCTTCATGAGCAGTGAGACAACCAACGGCGGCGATACGGTTTTCCTTCGGTTGAACGCAGTCGACGGCAAAAAAGTTGTTCTGCTAATGCTTTAACACGCCAGCGTAGAATTTGCATCCTGTGCTTACAGGTTTGTTTCTGAGAACGTCGCAAACGTTTGTTAGCTCGCGTTCAGCATCTGTCCGTTTTAGGATCCCGCGCTGTTCTCCAGGCCGCTCTTAACTCAGCGGACGTGGGAGGAAGCAGGACAGGCACATGATTGAAGACAGCAGCTCCACTATGCCAGCACCTCTGCAGGCAGTAGTTCTAGCATCACTTCGCGCATTAAACTCCCAGGTTGAGCTGCCTTCAAATATCCGTGAACATCTCGGTTCTGAGATGCGAACATTTTACAACTATGTCTTCGCAGAGCGACCACCAACTCAACTGCTTGATCTCATAGCGCAGCTCGAATCCGTGTTGAGTTCGCGGGATAACTTTAGTGCTGAAACATTTCGAAATGATTTGCTGGCCGAGATTTCCGGATTACGAGCCTTTGCGATGTCGCTAGCCAACAGTTCGGCATTAGCTGACGATCTTGTACAGGAGACAATGGTTAAAGCCTGGGCGAACCAACATCGCTTTCAAGTTGGTACCAACTTTAAAGCCTGGCTTTACACGATCCTACGCAACCATTTTTATACCGAATGCCGGAAGCGCAGGCGTGAATTCGAGGACGTAGAGGGAGAGAAAGCAAACCAGATGACTGCGCTGGCAGACCAAGAGTACTGTGTCGATTTGCAGATAGTATGGAATTATATAGATAAGCTACCACCTCGTCAGCGTGAGGCCCTTGTTCTCGTGGCAGCTCAAGGCATGACTTACGAAGATGCAGCCAACCTTGTAGGCTGTCAGGTTGGTACAATGAAAAGCCGGGTCAGCCGGGCAAGAGATCTCTTGGCTCGGTCCTTAGGAATGGATGAGGAACGGCGCTCAGTATGAGCCAGCGCCTCTCGTTAAAAATACTGCCAACAGTCGACTGTATTTTGGCGAAATGGTATCGTTGGCGTGGCGGCTAAATAAGTCGCTGTTCCATTTCGCCAGGAATCATTACATAGGCAGTTCACTGGAGAGCCTAAGCTGCGGCGCACTCGGGCGAACTATGCTTCGGTAATAAAAGTGAAGCCTGCACTTGAGACCAGCGGCTCAGGAAAGCATTTACAACCGTCGGATCAAAATGTGTCCCTGCGTTAGCCACTAAATGTGCGTGAGCTCTTTCAGGCAACCAAGCCTGCTTATAGGGTCGCTCGGTCGTAAGTGCATCGAAAACGTCTGCTACAGCTACTATCCGCCCGGACAATGGCATAGCAATACCTTTTAAACCGTACGGGTATCCGTTGCCGTCCCACCGTTCGTGGTGGCTTGCAGCAATTTCGGCCGCGAGCTGCATAACAGGTGATGCACTCCCACCCAGAATGCGCTTACCTCTTTCAGCATGTTGTTCCATAAGCAGGCGCTCCTCAGGCGTAAGGGGCCCCGGTTTAAGTAGTATGGCATCTGGAAGAGCGATTTTACCAACATCATGCATAGCGGCAGACAGACTCAACAGCCGGCATTCATCAGAGGTAAAGCCTAGCGCCTGGGCAATCATCCCGGTGTACGCTGAGACCCTGGCGATATGATCGCCAGTCTCTGTATCCCGATTCTCCGCTGCACGCATCAGCGTTGAGATAATCTCACGCTCTCGCTCCTCAACCAAGGCTACAGCAGCGGCGACATCGCGAACGAGTTGAACGGCATGTTCTTGCTGAACCCTAAGCGCGTTGGAAAGAGCAAGTAAATTCGTAACCCGAGCACGAATTTCGAACGGGTCCACAGGCTTGCCCAGGAAATCCGTCGCGCCTGCCTCCAGTGCTTCACGGCGTAGTCCGCGTTGATCAAATGCAGTAACCATGACAGCAGGAACGTTCGCAAGGCTGGGAATGCACCGAACCGCCTGGATGAACTCGATGCCATTCATGCCCGGCATCTCATAGTCGGTTATCACGATCCCAATATCGGCTGCATTCTCTTTTGCGAACGCGAGCGCTTCCATTGGTAAGGTAAAATCACGAGGCCAGCATTCCGCAAGTGGCTGCAAGGCCGCAACCATTAGGAGGTTATTCATTTCAGAATCGTCGAGTACCAGCGCCAACATTAGGATCTAGTTCCCGGCCTGTTCGGCCCTCATATGTGATCGGCCTCTTTAAAGGAGCCGCTCTACGTGGTCTAAAGTTATACGAGCCCTCGCTTTCTAAGCGCTGAATCTCAAATTTCTCTGAATGAATTGTAGCGATACCGCAAAATATGCCTACTGGAACTTTTGTTTAAATTTAGAGACACTTAATAATTCTTTTTTGCCGTATCCAGGCGGGAACTGTATAACCAAGCCCGGGTGGCGCTTGAGCGACGTCCAAATCCTCCTAGCAAAGCAATCAAGATCGGCGACAGAATGTGCAGGCTCACAACGCAATTCGCTTTCGCAGGTGCAGATAAGAAGCATCGAACTCTGCAGCCTGAAGAAGCTCGTCCCAGGCCTCGATGACCAGGGTGTTTTTGCGCAGGGTAATCATGCCTTTAGCGCGCATCTCCTGAATGACGCGGTTGACGTGCACATTTGACAGGCCGGTCGCATCGCCAAGGTCGAGCTGCGTGACCGGCAAGGGACAGCGATAGCTATCAGCAAGACCAACGGCTTCTTGCTTGAAGTACAGCTCGCAAAATAGGTGCGCCAAGTGATCGAAGGCCGAGCGACGGCCCATGCAGAGTATCCACTCGCGAAAGATGCCCGCCTCCACGAGGGTGTCACGCCAGAACTTCGCTGCGATGTTGGGAAAGCGGGTCGTGAGATCGTGCATGGCCGCATGCGGGATGAAAGCGACGGTGGCGGCCGTGAGCGTGGCGAGGCTGTGATCCATGACCGGGATGTGCAAGCTCTGCAGGTCGGGGATATCGCCGGCAATGTGGAACGAAAAAATCTGGCGCTTGCCTGCGCTGATGATTTTGTATCTGCAGAGCCAGCCTTCGAGGACGAGGCAGCAGTGTGAGGGCTTGTCGCCTTCGCTTACGACGTCCTGGCGTGGCTGAAACGCCTGCATTCTAACAGGCAGGCTCTCGATGGCTGCCCGCTCCTCGTCCGAGATGGTGGTGATGCTCTCCAACTTGCGGATGAGCGGCAACAGGGGATGAGTGATGTTCGACGCCATGATGGCTTCGCCTTGTGTTGCAGGCGGAAGCGCGCGGCTCTCCCAGGCATCAGCACCTGTGACGGGACCGCTGACGATAAAAGCCGTCATAAAGCAGCTTTATGAAATATTCCTAATTTAAAATGTGATCGACCGAATATCTTTTTATATATAGCAATTATAGATTGCATCCAGCTTTTGAGTTAAGTCATTGCCGCCGCGCCTGACTCCCTTGACCCGACGGGCGAACCTCCTGCATTGACTACGCGTCGCGAGACGTGCGGGCCGGTCGGCCCCGTCCCCGCCCATCCGAGTTTTCCAGTTAGGCCGCCGGCGGTACCCCGGCTAGCGAGGTTACCCTCGATATGCTGGCCAGCATGAGCGAGGCCAAGTTCGAGCGGTACGCGACCGCCAACTCGGCGTGCGTGCTCTCATGGGAGGCTAAGACCGTGTTGGGGCCGATGATCACGGCCTAGATCGTCCACGACGCCAACGCGCCGCCAGCGCTATCCAATCTGTCCTTTGATCCAAGCCTGTGCTTCGTCAAGACTTTCGAACGTCGGTGGGTTGGGGTCGCCGACACGGCCGAAGCCCGCTTCCAGAGACCACCTTCCGGCCTCGTCTCCATGCGCGTCCGACAGGCGGACCAATACCGCAACGACACCGCCGTCGACGAACAGGATCTGGCGCTCCGTGTCGGAGAGGTGGATCGGCTGGAAATGCAGGCTCATTTCGCAATGCGCTTTCGCAGGTGTAGATAAGAAGCGTCGAATTCTGCAGCCTGGAGAAGCTCATCCCAGGCCTTGATGATCAGTGTGTTGCTTCGTAAGGTGATCATACCCATGCCGCGCATTGTCATCAGTACGCGATTGACATGTACGTTAGACAGGCCGGTTGCATCGGCGAGATCGACTTGCGTAATCGGTAAGGGGCAGCAATAGTCATCGGCAAGACCAATGGCTTCCTGCTTGAAGTACAGTTCACAGAATAGGTGCGCCAAGTGATCGAAGGCCGAGCGCCGGCCCATGCATACCAGCCACTCGCGGAAGATGGCCGCGTCCACGAGGGTGTCACGCCAGAACTTCGCAGCGATGCTTGGAAAGCGGGTCGTGAGGTCGTGCATGGCCGCGTGCGGGATGAAGGCGACGGTGGCGGCCGTCAGCGTGGCGAGGTTGTGGTCCATGACCGGGATGTGCAGGCTCTGCAGGTCAGGAATATCGCCGGCGATGTGGAACGAGAAGATCTGCCGTTTGCCTTCGCTGATGATCTTGTAGCGACAGAGCCACCCTTCGAGGATGAGGCAGCAATGAGAAGAAGCGTCGCCATCGCGCACGATGTCCCATTGTGCCCGCAGCGCTTGCACCTTGACGGGTAGACTTTCGATGGCAGCCCGCTCCTCGTCCGAGAGGGTGGTAAGGCTCTCCAACTTGCGGATGAGTGGCAGCAGGGGGTGCTCGACGTCTGATGCCATGATGGCTCCGCCTTGGATTACATGCCGAAGCGCGAGGCTATCCCGGCAATCCGCACCTGTAACCGGAGCACTGCCGATATAATTATCGCAGATTAATTCGGCTCAGAGATCCTGCCGAAGAGAGTCTGAAGACGGGCCATTTTCCCCAGGTCATCCGAGCGGCACATTTCAAGCTTTATGCAGCTTGCGGTTCGCTTCCGAATTAAATCACTACTAGCTCGCGCTCCCCCTTGACCCGACGGGCCAACCTCCTGCATTGACTACGCGTCGCGAGACGTGCGGGCCGATCGGCCCCGTCCGCGCCCATCCCAGTCTTCCGGACCTGCTCGACACGCCATCCGCCTCCCGCGGTCCATGGCGCACCCGCGCATGTCCGTCCGCCTGATCGCCCGTCACGCGATCCGCGCAGCCGCGTCAGAGCCCTCGCCCGATCCCCGTCACGGATCCCGTCCGACCACCGTCCCCAACGGCACATGGGGCCCGGCTTCCGTCCGCCCGCGACGCACGCGGCACGAACCCTCCCCACGGAATCCCAAGCCCCAGAGGCACCCCATGTCCTACACCGCATATGGCGCCAACGATGCCATGGCCATCAAGCTGTGGTCGAAGAAGCTCGCGGTCGAAGCCAACAAATCCATCGATATCGATCCCCTGATCGGCGAGGGCGACGGCGCGATCATCCAGGAGAAGACCGAGACCAAGAAGGGCAACGGCGACCAGGTCACCTTCGGCCTGCGCATGCAGCTCGTCGGCGACGGCTTCAGCTCCTCGGATGTCGCCGAGGGCAACGGCGAGCAGCTCGGCACCAACTCCGACAAGGTCACCATCGACGAGCTCGGGCACGTCGTCGGCGTCAAGTCCGAGAACACGATCGACCAGCAGCGGGTGCCGTTCAACCTGCGCGAACAGGCCCGCGGCGGCCTCGCCGACTGGTTCCAGACCCGCAAGACGAAATCCTTCTTCGCCCACGTGTGCGGCTTCACCCCCGTGAACGCGCTCGGGACCAACGCGAAGAAGTACAGCGCCAACAACGCCGTCACCGCGCCCTCGGCCGGCCGCATCTTCCGCCCCAACGCCCGCGCCAACGACACGGCGCTGGTCACGGGCGACTTCATGACCCTGGACCTGATCGACAAGGCCGTCGAGCTGGCCAAGACCGGCGGCTCCACCGGCAAGATCATGATCCGCCCCATCGTGGTCGGCGGCCGCAAGGTCTACGTGATGTACCTGCATTCGACGCAGGTCACCTCGCTGCGCACCAACACCGCGTCCGGCCAGTGGCTCGACATCCAGAAGGCCGCCATGGCCGGCATGGAATCGAGCAAGTCCCCGATCTTCTCGGGCGCGCTCGGCGAGTACAACGGCGTCGTGCTCCGCGAGGCGCAGGACGTGACCCAGGGCGTGTCCGCCGACGGCAAGACCGCGGTGCCCAACACCCGCCGCGCCGTGCTGCTCGGTGCCCAGGCCGCGACCATCGCCTACGGCAAGGCCGGCGGCGAGACCCGCTACCGCTGGAACGAGGAGCTCCTCGACCACAAGCGCAACCTCGAGGTCTCGGCCTGGGCAATCTGGGGCCTGAAGAAGACGACCTTCAACGGCGACGACTTCGGCACGATCGTGGTGCCGACCTACGCCGCCCCGGTCGCCTGACGCGATCTGACCTGAACCTCCGCGCGGGGCCGAGCCGGTCCCGCGCTTCGTCCGTTCCTCATCCTGATCCTGAAAGGGCCCGACATGGCCACCAACGTCGCCCCCGTGCGGCCGTCGACTCGCGAAGTCCGTGAGCAGATGGCGCACACCGTCCGCCGGACCGTTACCTTCGCCGAGGGCGCCTTCGCCTTCACGGCCTCGCTCCCCGAGGGCAGTCTCATCGTCAGCACCCTGGTGCTGATCGAGACCGCCTTCTCGGCCGGCGCCACCCTGACCGTCGGCACCACGCCGGCCGGTACCGACCTCGTCGCCGCCGCGGATTCGGCTGCCACCGCCGCCGGCGCCAAGCGTCCGGATACCGCGACCCTCAAGGGCCGCCTCGCCGGCGACACCGTGCTCTACGGTAACATCACCGGCGGCCCGGTCGCCGGCGTCGCCACGATCGTCTTCCTCTACGTGCCCAATAACGACGGCTGATCCGTCGCACGACAGCGAGGGTCCGGAAACTTTCCGGGCCTTCGTCCCTGCCGATACGACGAGCCGAGGGCCCCGATCCATGCCGAACGCCCAAGGCGCGCCGACGCTCGGCGACCTCCTCGACGAGATCGAGGACGATATCGCGCGCGCCGACCTCTCGGCGCAGGTCGCGACGGCGGTCCAGCGCGCGATCCGCCATTTCGAGACCGAGCGGTTCTTCTTCAACGAGCGGATCCTGACGTTCCAGACCCTGCCGGGCGTCGACGTCTACGGGGCCGGCGACACGGCCGAGATCCCCGAGCTCATGGCGATCGACAGTGCCGTGCTCCTCGAGGGCGACCAGGTCACCACCCTCCAGCGCATCGCCGAGGCGCAGGTCGAAGCCTGGGACGATCCGGCCTCGGGCTCGCGCCCCTGCGCGTACTCCTACTTCGACCGCTCGCTGCGGCTGTGGCCGATCCCGTCCGGAGAATGGACGGTCCGCCTTTCCGCGCACATCCGCCTTCCGCCGCTGCAGGACCGCGACGCCACCAACGCCTGGGTCGACGAGGCCTCCGGGCTGATCGCGGCGCGCGCCAAGTGGCATCTCGCCCTCAACGCCCTGCGCGACCCGGCCTTCGCCACGATGCAGGCGAGCATCGTGACCGACGAGCGCAACGCGCTGCGCGGCCGGTCCAACGTCATCGCTTCCTCTGGCCAGGTCATGGCCTACACCGTCTGACCCGGAGCCCACCCCGATGGCCGACCTCGCCCCGATCACCGACTATCCGAGCCTGCTCGCCGCGCTCGAGGCCTATCTCGCCCGCGACGATCTTCAGGCTTTCGCGCCGCTGTTCGTTCAGCAGGCGGAGGGGCGGTTCAACACCGACCTCAAGGTCGTGGACATGCACGCCTCGGTCGGCCCGACCGTCCTGGACGCGAGCGGCGGCGTCGCCCTGCCGGCCGATTTCATCGACTGGATCTCGGTGCGCTGGTACCCGGTCGCTCCGTCGACCCAGCGACCGCTCTTCCTGAACTATCGCGAGCCCGATAGCCCCGAGTTCCGCCACCGCCACCGGCCGAACGGCGTCCCGTCCTTCTACACCCTGCTCGGGGGCAAGGTGCGGATCGCCGCGGCCGTGCCCGGGTCGCTCGAGGTGTTCTATTACGAGCGCATCCCGCCGCTGACGGTGGCCTCCCCGGTCAACTGGCTCATCACCAAGGCGCCGGAGGTCTACCTCTACGCCGCGCTCTGGGAGGCGATGCTCTTCCAGAAGGACGAGGTTCGGTCGGCGCAGTGGTCGGTCCTGCTGAACTCGCGTCTGGCCGCGATCTTCGGGCAGACCGATTCTCAGAAGGTCGGGACGCGCCAGGCCCGCGCGGCCAACGATGCCGCCGACATGGCCGCCGCCAAGAACATGACCTGATCCGATGGCGGCGCTGGTCAAGCTCGCTCCCTTCGCGCCCGACGTCGCGTCGGTGGACGCCTCGGTCTCGAGCGTCGCCACGAACGTGACGCCGCGCGCCGACGGCTATGGCCCGGTGCTCTCGCCTCTGCCGATCTCGCTGCCGCTCCCGGCCGACTGCCGGGGCGGCGTCCAGGTCAACAGCCCGGCGTTCGGGTTCCCGATCTACTTCGCCGCGACGCAGACCAAGCTCTACAAGTTCAACGGCGGCACCTCGGGCTGGGACGACGTGTCCAAGCCCGGCACGGTCTACTCCGTGCCGCCGGGCGACTATTGGTCGTTCGCGCTCTACGGCTCGCGCCTCGTCGCGGTCTGCCTCGGCACGCGGGCGCAGGCGATCGACGTCGATTCCGGGCGGGTATTCGCGGATCTCGGCGGCATGCCGCCCCGCGCCCGCCATTGCGGCGTGGTCGGCGAGTTCCTGGTGCTGGCCGGTCTCGCCTCCGACCCGAACGCCGTGCAGTGGTCGGACCTCGGCAACATCGATTCATGGCCGCTCGGCCTGAGCAACGGCCGCGAGGGCGACATACAGCCCTTCCCCGACGGCGGAGCGGTCACGGGCTTTGCCGGCGGCGAGTTCGGGATCGTGTTCCAGGAACGCACCATCCGGCGCATGGTCTTCGTGCCGGGTTCGGCCGAGGTCTTCGATTTCGACGTCTACGAGGAGAACCGCGGCGCGGTGGCGCCCTGGTCGCTGGCCAAGGTCGGCGCCAAGGTGTTCTTCCTCGACCGCGATGGCTTCTACGTCTTCGCCGGTGGCGGCTCGACGGCGATCGGCGCCGAGCGAGTCAACCGGTTCTTCGCCGAACGGGTCGACCCGAACGCGGTGGCCTCCGTCGTCGCGATCCGGGACGTGACCGGCCCACGGGTGATGTTCGCCTATCGCAGCAGGTCGGCTCCGACCACGGACCGAACCCTGCTCGACGAGGTCCTGCTCTACGACTGGCTCCTCGACCGGTGGTCGTTCCTGAAGCTGCCGATCCGCTTCGGTCTCGTGGCGGCGACGCCGGCGACGTCGATCGACAGCATCCCGGGCTCGCTCGACGATCCGGGCCAGATCTCGCTCGACGATCCCTCCTATGCCGGCGGCGCGCCCGCGTTCGGCCTCGTCACCGCCGACAACCGGCTGGCGCTGCTGAAGGGCCCGGCGCTCGAGGCGATCCTCGAAACGCCCGACGCCATGATCGCGCGGCCGGACAGGGCCTTCGTGCGCGGATTGCGGCTCGATACCGACGCCGACGACTGGCGCGTCGCGATCGGCGTGCGCGAGACGCTGCGCGCCGCCGACCCGGTCCGGTTCAAGCCCGAGACCGCGCCCACCGTCGAACGGTTCGCGCCCTGCCGCGCCTCGGCCCGGTATCACCGCGTCCGGGCCCGCATCCCGGCCGGTACCGCGTGGAGCTACGTGACCGGCGTCGAGCCGGATGCGACGCCGGAGGGCAGGCGATGATCGTCCCCGGCAAGAACGAGAGCAACCCGGAGAAGGTCGTCCAGGCCCTCTCCGACCTCGCCCGCGGCGGCACCAACGCACTCGGCGCCTCCCTCGTCGCCCTGGCTTCCGACGTGACCGAGACGACCGTCGCCGACTCGCTGTGCACCGAAGGCGCCCTCGTCGCGCCGATCCCGACGACCCAGAGCGCGGCCGACGCCCGCGTCTGGCTGAAGTCCACCGCGCGCGGGTCGTTCACCTGGGGGCACGACGCTTCGCCGGCGACCGACCGCCTGTTCCGCTACGAGATCCGGCGACCCTGATGCAGCTGCGCTCGATCGATCACGTCGACCTGGCTCCGGCCTGGGCGATCGCGGCCCCATGGCTCGCCCGCGCCTGCGCCCGGCCGGGCTGCGACCTCTCCCTGGCCGACCTGCGCGGCCTGGTCGACCGGGAGGAAGCCCTCCTGGTGCTGATCCTCGACGCCACCGGCGCGCCGATCGGCGCCGGCGTAACGCAGGTGCGCGAGCGCGCCGACGGCGGCCGATCCTGTTGCGTCCTGGCGGCCGGAGGGACGGGCGTTCGTCGCTGGCGAGAGATCATGCGGGAGATCGAGGCCGGCGCCGTGCGCGCAGGCTGCAGCCGCGTCGAGTTCGTCGGTCGTGTCGGCTGGGCGGCTCTGCTCCCCGACTACCGGGTCGACGCCTACTACGTGAAGCATCTTGAGGTGGCGGCATGAGCGGCGGCGGATCGAAGACGCAGACCACCACCTCGAACACCAAGACCGACCCCTACGCGCCGGCGGTTCCGGCGCTGCAGAAGATCGTTGACCGTGGAACCGCGGCCTTCGACTCCGGGGTAGGCTCACAGGTCTACGGCGGCGATCGCGTCGCCGGGCTCGGCGACACGACCAAGGCCGGCCTCGATGCGATCAAGGCGACCGCTGGTGCCACCGCCGGCACGGCGCAGGCGGGCGCGGGCTTTCTGTCGAATCTCCTTTCGGACGGCGGCTCCACCGTTGCGACGCAGGGCTCCCTCACGGGTCTCATGAAGGTTCCGGGCGTAGATACGTCCGGCGTGGCCACCGCCGCCGCTCGCATGGGCGACCCCAACGGAGTGGCCGCCGCGGTCGGCAAGGCGCTGACGGGCGGCGACTATGCCCTTGATGAGACCGGGTACCGGGGGCTGCTCGGCGACGTCGGCACGACCACGCAGACCGAACGCTCGCTCCAGGACACCGCCGACGGCAAGTTCCTCGGCGGTTCGAATCCCTACCTCCAGGATATGATCGACCGGGCCACGGCCGGGGCGACCTCCGCTGTGGGCCAGAAGTTCGCGGCCTCGGGGCGGTACGGTTCGGGCCGGTTCGCCGGCGCGACGGCGGAGGCCGCCTCGAACGCCGAGCTCGGCCTGCGCTACTCCGACTATGACGCCGAGCGCGCTCGTATCGCCAATGCCGCTACCTCCATCGATGCGGCGGGCAATGCGCTCACTGGCATCCGCTCCGGTCTCCTGGGCGAGATCAATAGCGTGCGCACCGGCAACGCGAACCAGGCCGTCACCGGCGCCAGGCTGGCCTCGGGCGCGGATGCGGCGGCTCTCACCGGCGCGACGACGTTGGCGGGAATCGAGGGCGACAACAACCGACAGGCCCTGTCGCAGTTCGGCACCGCGCTCTCGACGGCGCAGGGCGACCGCGCCGCGGCGCAGACCGGCCTCGGCCAGATCGCCGGCGTCCAGGCCGACATCATGGCCCCGGGCCAGACGCTGGCCGGCATCGGCGCCGTCGAGGACGAGGAGCAGCAGAAAGAGATCGCCGCGGACCAGGACGTGTTCAACGAACAGCAGGCCGAGCCCTGGAACCAGGCCGGCCTCCTGGCGCAGCTCGCGCTCCCTGTCGCCGGCGCCGGCAGCACATCGACCGGCACGTCGCAGACGAAGATCCCGCAGCCCTCGCTCCTGCAGCAGCTGCTCGGCGGCGGGCTCGCGATCGCCGGGACCGCGTCGAAGTTCATGAAGTAGGCCTGAGGATCACCCGATGAGCGCAGGAATCCTGAACCGCTCCGGCGCGGTGCCGCAGGACGACCCCAACGACCTGATGCGCCTGTTCGGCCGGATGCCCATGGGTGCGCCGCAAGGGTTCGCGGGCACGTCCGGCGCCGTCGTGGAAGCGCCGGTGGCGAGCGCCGAGCCCGTGCCGGACCCGGTCGCGCCTGCTCCGACGGCGTCGAAGGCGCCGATGAGCGTGCCGCTGCCGCCGCGCCGCCCGCTCGGTCTCGGCCTGGGCGCGCCGGCCGCCGACATGCCCGCGCCCGACGCCGTGCCGGCCGCCGGCGCGATGCCCGCCCCGGCCATGGCTCCGACACCCTCCACCGCACCGGGGGGAGGGGGCGGCGCTCCGGCCGACAGCGGGTTCAACTTCGGCGATGCGTTCCAGCGCCTCACCGATCGCGGCGGCGGCGACCTCCTCGTCGGGATCGGGACCGGCCTGATGTCGACGCCCGGGTTCGGCGCCGGTCTCTCCGCCGGGCTGAAGAACGCACAGGTCGCGGACGCCACGCGGGCGACCACGGATCTCGCCAAGACGAAGCTCGGGCTCGAGCGGGCGAAGCTCGCGAAGGAAGCGCAGGGCCAGAACGCGACGAAGGCCTGGCTCACCGGCAAGGGGCTCGACGAGAACCTGGCCACGGCCGCCATGTCGAGCCCAGCGGTCCTGCAGAGCGTCCTGTCGCAGATGAACAAGGACCCGAGCCGGGTCACGATCGGCGGCAACGTCTACGAGCTGAGGGCCGGGGAGAAGCCCGGCACCGGCAACCTGCTGGGGCCGGCGAAGGACCCCACCGAGGCCGAGCGATACACGCTTACCGACCTGCCCGACGGCTCCAAGGCCGCGGTGAGCCGGACCGATCCGGCCGACGTCAAGATCATCGCTCCCGGCCAGCCCGCGCGTCCCGTCACGGCCGAGGAGAGGGTCGCCTTCGGCCTCGCTCCCAACGCGCCGGCGAAGATGACGGCCAAGGGCCCCGAGGCGATCGGCGGCGGCAACACGCAGGTCAACGTCGGCGCCACCGAGAAGGAGCAGGACAAGGTCGTCGGCAAGGGCTACGGCGAATACCAGCTCGAGCTCGGCACCAAGGGGCGCAACGCCTCGTCGACCCTGAACACGCTGGCCCTGATGGAGCAGGCGATGAAATCGCCCGGCTTCTACTCGGGCGTCGGCGCCGATGCCTTCAAGCGCGCGAACCAGTTCCTCGGCGCGCTCGGCGTGAAGGATGCCCGGGCCGCCTCGGCGGCGGAGGTGTTCGACGCCCTGTCGAACAAGGTCGTTCTCGACGGCCTGGGCGGCTCGCTCGGGCCCGGCATCTCGAACACCGACCGCGATTACATCTCCCGGACCGCGCCGACGCTGGCGCAGTCGGAACAGGGAAATCGCGACCTGATTGGCGTCGCCCGGTCCCTCGCCCAGCGCCAGCAGGCCGTCTCGAAGCTCGCCCGCGACTATGCCGCCAAGAACGGCGGTCGCCTCGACGGCGGCTTCGATCAGGCCGTGGAAGAGTTCGCGGCGCAGAACCCGCTCTTCCCGACGGCGAGGGATGGTGCCGCAGCATCGGCTCCGAAAGAGCCGCCGCAGGGCGCTCCGCAGGGCGCTCGGCAGGCTCCGGACGGTAACTGGTACTCGCCCGACCCCGCCCGGCCGGGCAAGTTTCTGATGGTGCGCTGATGAAGCTCGTCCCGGTCGATCACGACCCCTTCGCAGATGCAGCACCAGCCTCGGCCGGATCGCGCCTGGTGCCCGTGGATCACGACCCGTTCGCCGATCCCGCGACGGTGAGCGATCTGCCGACAGCAGAGTTGCCCGGCGACGGTACGACAGCGATCGGTCGTGGACTGATCAATGGCGTGCCCGTGGTCGGGCCGTACCTGCTCGCCGGCGTAAACCGCGCGGCCGCCGCCGTGCGCGCGCTCAAGAACGACACGACGTTCTCGGATGAGCTGGGCAAGGTGGAGCGGTTCGGCGAGGCCACGGCCAAGGCCAACCCGTGGGCGACGACGGGCGGTGAGGTCGCCGGCGGCGTGGCCGGGACGATCCCGCTCGTCATGGCCGCGCCGGCGGCGTTCGGGGCGGGTGCCGGGTCGCTGGCGGTGCGCACAGCGGCATCGGCCGGGAGCGGCACTGTTCTTGGTGGAGCCGATGCTGCTGTTCGGAGCGATGGTGATATCGGTGAAACTAGGTTCGGGGCGCTGCTCGGCGGCGGTCTGGGCGCGGCTGGGCCGGTCGCCGGCCGCCTGATCGGCAAGGCGATCACCGCGGTGCGCGGCGAGGCTCCCGGCATGGGGCTAGTGCGCGAGATGGCGCACGGCATGTCAGAGCAGGACCTCGTCTCGGCGCAGTTCCTGCGCGAGCAGGGCAGGGCGCTGCCGGGCGGCGGGGCGGAGCTGTCCGTGGGCGAGGCCCTGAACGCCGCGACCGGCGGCAGGGCCACTCGCGCCTCGCAGCTCGAGCGCGTGGCCGCCAACTCGGGCGGGGAGGGCGGTCGCATCGCGGCCGAGTTCTATGCGGTGCGGCCGGCGGCGGTGGACAACGTCGCCCGCTCGGCATTCGACAGCATCGGACCGCAGAACCAGGCGCCCTCCGGCGTCGGCATCGACCTGCAGTCCGCGGCGCGCGCTGGCGTGAGGCAGACGCCCGAGGGCATCGCGCTGGCGCAGGCACGTGAGGCGGTCGGCCCGCGTCTCACGGCGGACCAGGCCGGCCGCGTGATCCAGCCCGAGATGCGCGGCGTCGCAGATGCACGCGAGGCCGCCCGCAAGGCGCAGGCCGATCCGGATTATGCGGCGGCGCGCGCGGCCCCGGAGAACATCGGGATCGAGCGCATCATCGCCGTCGAGCGCCCCGGCGAGCCGATCGTGACCCCGACGGCCTGGGAGCGTCCGCAGTTCACCCCCGACGCGCCTCGCCCCCTCGACGGCATGAACGCGTCGGCCCCGTCCGCGGACGGTCCGGTCGAAAGCCTCGCCCGGTACATCGCGCGCAAGGGCGGTATCAACTTCGACGGCGGCGAGGCACGCGCCAACGACTTCCAGCGCTGGAACATCCCCGGCGTCGGCAATGTCGCCCGCGCGGACGGCAGGAGCATCGACAATTTCTGGCGCGAGGAGCTGATCGGCGCCGGCTACCTGAAGCCGGACATCGATGGCGGCGCGGCCCGGGACATCCGCGACGAGCTGTTGCGCAAGCTGACAAACGAACAGCGGGGCGTGCCGTCGTACCAGATCGGCAAGGAGCCCTCGGCCGCGCGGGTCCGGGCAACGCGCCAGGCCGACGAGTACCGCGGCAGCACGGAGGCGGCGGAAGGCTTCCTCGACCGCGACCTGATCAATGCCGGCATCCGGCCGGAGACCGTCCACCCCGACATTCGCTCGCGCGTCCTCGGCGAGATGATGCGCGACCCCCGCGCCGACTCGCTCGACGTCTACGAGAAGGTCGTGATGGCGATGCGCGATGCGCCGCCGCCCACGGTGAAGGGCACGACGATCCGCGAGGAGATCCCGGACGTCCGGTTCGGCCAGGTGAACCCGCAGGCGGCGCTCGACGCGATCGACGCCCAGATGCGCACCGCCAAGGGCGACGTGAGGAATGCCCTCGCCCGGGCGCGCCGCGACCTTTACGGGCCGGACGGGCAGACCGACCTCTCCGTCGAAGGGCTGCTGCACGCCCGCGAGCGCCTGGACACCGGCATCAAGCTCGCGCTGCGGGATGGTGACGGCACCAAGGTCCGCGATCTCCAGACGGCGCGCTCGGCCCTCGATGGGCAGCTCAAGACGGTGCCGGAGGTGGCCACCGCCGACGCGAACTTCGCGGCGAACTCGCGCTCGCTGGAGCCGTTCGAGGGCAACTCTCCGCTCGCCCGCGTCGTCCAGCAAGATCCGGCCACCGGCCGCATGGCCACCCCGACCGAGCAGGTTCCGAGCCACCTGCAGGGCGCCAGCGCCGCGCGCGAGTTCCTGGCCAACGCCACCCCGGCCGCGCGGCAGGCCTACGAGGCCAACGTCGCCACCCGCATCCTCGACGCCGCCACCGACCAGCGCGGGAACGTGGATGCCGACAAGCTCAGTGCTCTCTTGCGCGACAGCACCGACGTCCTGGAGAACATGCCGGACGTCTATCACCGGCTCGACGGCGTGGTCCGGACGCGCGACGCCCTCGCCAAGGTGGAGGCCTCCCCGCTCGGGCGAATCGCCGCCCGGCCCGACGTCGACGCCGCGATACAGGCCGTCTTCACGCCCAACCCGAAGCCCAGGAGCCACGCCGAGGTCTCGGCGGCGATGACGGCCCTGGCCCGCAACCGACCGGCGGCCGCACGTGATCTCGCCCGCATCCACCTCGAATCCGTCTTCAACGAAGCGACGCAGCAGTCGAAGGGCGTGGCAGCGCAGTACGGTGGTGCGGGGTTCGCGTCGGCGGTGCGGGGCAACAGCCAGCAGCGCCATAACCTCGAAGCCGCGATCCGGGCCCTACCCGAGGGCGACACCCTCTGGGGCGGGCTCGACCGTCTGATGACCACCCTCGAGGCGACCGGCTATCGCCCGCAGAAGGGGTCGGACACCGCCTTCAACGAGGCGATCAAAAAGCAGTTCGCGAGTGGCAGCACCCCGATCGGTCAGGCCGTCTCGGACGTCGCGACGGGCGCGGCGGCCGGGGCCACGGTCGGCGGGTTCGGCGGAGCGGCCGGCGGCGCCATCGTCGGCCTGAAGCGTGGGGCCGGGGACGCTGCGCTGCGCGCCCGCATGTTGGGCAACGGCGAGGCGATCGCGCGGTTGATGTTCGACCCGCGCGCCCTTCCGGACCTGCGAGCGCTTTCGCGCTCCCCGGCCGGGAGCAAGAACGCCGAGTTGTTCACCCGGCGCCTGCTCGCCCTGGCGAACGGTGGCGGTGGACCGGTCCGCGAGCCGTCAACGGAGCGTAGGTAGGCGCCGCATGCGGCCGGCGGCGTCGCGTGGCCAGTAGCCGAACACGGCGCAGGCCAGGATGACGGCCAGGAAGACCGCCCACGCACCGGTGCGGCCGATGCTGGCCACAGCCCAATCATGGGCGGGCGGCACGACGAGCTTCAGCACCCATCCGATCACCAGCATGACGACGGTGAAGGCGAGCCAAGCGAGGATGACGGTGGAGCGGTCGTGCATATGCGGAAGCTACATGGCGATCTGCCCCAGCGAAAGATGCGGTCGAGACACCTCCCGCAGTGGTCGTGTCTCAGTTTGAGATTTGCCGGCGGTCTGCTTCAGAAGCAGCAGTCCTTCCCGTAATCTCGCCTGCAACTTCGCGTTAATCCCGAACCTCCGAGGTCGCGGCACAACCTACCCGAAGTTGCCTTGGTCTAGGCGGCTTTCACGCCCTCCAGGAAGCGCGACACCTCCTGGGTCAGGTTCTCAGCATGGTGGGCAAGCTCCCTGGCCGCGCCAAGCACCTGTGTCGCCGCCGCGCTCGTCTGACCTGCCCCCTTACGCACATTGCTGATCGCGGACGTGACCGCGCCTGTCCCTTGCGCGGCGTGGGCCACGTTCCGCGCGATCTCCTGTGTCGTGGCGCCCTGCTCCTCCATCGCGGCTGCAATCCCGACGGACGTATTCGAGATCTCACCGATTACGCGTTCCATTTCTCGGATGTCCGAGACTGCCTGCAGCGTCGCAGCTTGGATCTCGGCGATCTGCTCACCGATCTCGCCCGTAGCCTTCGTGGTTTGACCAGCCAAGTTCTTTACCTCCGCGGCTACGATGGCAAAGCCCCGTCCAGCCTCTCCGGCCCGCGCCGCCTCGATTGTCGCGTTGAGCGCCAACAGATTGGTCTGCGACGCGATATCGGAGATCACTGATACGACTGAGCTTATGCGCTCGGCGCTGATTGCTAATTTCTGGACTGTGAGGTCCGTTTGCTTCGCCTTATCGGCGCCCTGCTGGGCGACCGCGGCTGACCGGCCGACCTGCTGGACAATCTCCTGCACGGATGCGGACATTTCCTCGCTGGCAGCGGCAACCGTTTGCACGTTGGCGGAGGTCTGGAGTGCCGAGTCCGCGGCGGTGACCGTTTGCTGTGTGGTCTCGGTAGCCGTAGCCGCCATGGTGTTCGCGGTGGCCTCCATCTTGGTGGCCGCGCCTGCGAGCCCTTGGACAAGTGCGGAGACGTTGAGCTCGAACTCCGACATCAATCCTGCCAGCGCGCCTGCCCTGTGCAATTTGAAATCGCTCTCAGCCGCCTGTTCGGCAGCAAGCTCCCGGGCGAGGTTGGCGCTACGAATGGCTTCCGCCGTTGCATCCTCGGAGGCGTTCATCGCCTTAACCAGTTGATGGGCCGCCAGCATAAGCGCACCAGCCTCGACGAGGAGGATCACGGCGTGGATCAGGACGCGGGTGTAGTCGGCACCGCCTGGGAACACAGCCGCCGGGTAGAGGACGTTCAGCGCGAGGTGGTGGACTGCGACGACGCCCGTCGCCACCAGGATCGAGGACCAGCAGCCCCAGCCCGCCACCAATGCGAGAGCGGCGAAGAAAAGCATGTGCATGTCGATCTGCAGGTCCGTGCCCGCGGCACTGAACACCACTAGGGCGACGAGGGACATGGCTGCTGCCGACGACATTTGACGCGTGATGGCAGCCGGCCCATTCACACGTGCAACCACTCCAATAATGATGATCAGAGCGCCTCCGAAAACGGCCACGCCTACAAGGTTGGCGCCTGCAGCCCACGCGGTAAGAACGGCAACAGCATACAGTAGACACAGGCTGCCGAGCAGTACGGGCATGAACGCGCGGCGCAGGTCCGAGAGGTTGCTGAGCGGTGTCATAGTTGGAGGGTCCCGGTTATGGACGGTTTGGCGGAAGCGCGGGGCAAGCAGCTACTCACTGCGTTGGCTGCAACAACCAGGGTTGCGCCCTCTTGGTAGAGCGCACGCACGAGGCCCGGCGGGGCGGAGTCGAGAATTAGGAGATGTCCCCGGGCCGACATCCACACGATCCGAGCATCGGCGTTCGCGACCGCTGTGGGCAGCAGTTCGATCGGTCTCAGTCGCAGGATCGCGACGGGCTCATCTTGCCGCGGGCTGAGCGACAGACCGACAGGGCCAAGCCCACACAAAACGATGAAGCAGAGGGCGAGGATGCGGTTCGTCGCCCGCGTCCTGAACCTTACCCCAAACAGATCAGAAATTGTAGGAGCTTCGGTCATTTTGCTCAATGAACCACCACTACAACCAAAACTTGTTTTTCTTTTATTACTGCTCTGTCATGTATCGCCACTCAGTCATGAAGGAATTCTTATGTTCTCCGGTTACGCGCATCGCAAATGAAGGAATACCACTCCCTTGGCTCGCATGCGGTATGGTGCGAGCGGCTGTGACGAAGCTGTATCGAAAGGGGGGCGTGACGGCGGTATCCGCTTTAATCGGGCGGCCATTCAGATGCAGTCCGTCACCAGTCCACCCGACGGGGCCATTCGTCTCGGCCATCCTGGCAGTCCGAAGCTGACGTTCTGAGCTTCCGCAAAGTGTCGATAACCGCCGCTTAAGCGGGGGCAGACTACAAACTGAAACACGCCTATGCCGTCTGCCGCTTGACCCGACGGGCGAACCGCCGCACAAGACCAACGTCCCGCGACGTGCGCCGGGACCTTCAGGGCCGCTCCGCAAGGGCGGCCTTTTGCATGTCCGGAGCACGCGATGACCGACGAGATGCGCGCGGCCATCCTCGCGACGGCCGGCCGGATCGGCGCCAGTCCGCTCGATCTCGGCACGACGATCTCCTACGAGACCGGCGGCACGTTCGATCCCTGGAAAAAGGGGCCGACGACGCAGTGGGGCGAGCACCGCGGCCTCATCCAATGGGGCGAGCCGCAGCGCCAGAAATACGGCGTGACCCAGGACATGCCGGTCGCGGCGCAGGTCGAGGCGGCCGGCAATTATCTCGTCGACGCCGGCTTCAAGCCCGGCATGGGGTTGATCGACCTCTACTCGGCCGTGAACGCCGGTCGGGTGGGGCGCTACAACGCCAGCGACGCGAACAACGGTGGCGCGCCCGGCACCGTGGCCGACAAGGTCAACAACCAGATGTCCGGCCATCGAGCGAAGGCCGCGGCCTTCCTCGGCGGCGAGTTCGTCGCCGCGATGCCCGACGCAGCCAAGGGCGGGATCGGGCGGGCGGGCTTCGGCCTTTCGGGGCCGGTGGCGTCCGACACGGCCATCGAGCCCTCGATGCCCGCGCTCGAGGCGGCCGCGCCGGCGCCGGAACGCCCCGATGACACGGACTATGCTGGCATCCTGAAGGGGCTGCTGGCGACGCAGGTCGGTGCCCCGGCGGCGCCGGCACAGGCCGCACCAGCACCCATCACCGCATCACCGCCGCGCCGCACCGCCTTCGACGCCTCGAAGTTCTTCGGCCTGCTGCCGACCGCCCGGCGCTGACGCCTTAACCGCACCACCATCGCCGTCGGCACGACCCGATCCGGACGCCCTGGCGTCATCGGAGCCGGAGGCCTGCGCGCTTCCAGAGCTCGCCCATGACCGGCCTGTGGGACTTCTCGATCGACGCAACCTCGAACGACCTGGCCGCGCCACCGATCAATTGGCAGGAAGGCCAGGCGGCCGGGTCCGTCAACGCCTCCGCGCGCGAGATGATGGGAGCTCTGGCGCGCTGGCATCTTGATACGGTCGGCGTCTCCGTCGCATTTCGTGGAGCGAACAACGCCTACGCGATGTCCACGTTTCAGGGCGCGACGGCCGCTTCCCTGCTCCGAGGCTTCACCCTCGCGTTCAGCGTCGACGTGCCCAACGACGGGCCCGCCACGCTCTCGATCGACGGCGTGGCCAAGCCCCTCAGGCGCCAGGGCGGCGTCGAGCTCGCGCCGGGCGATCTCGCTCCGAACATCATGTATCGGATCGCGCGCTCTCCGTACTCGGAGGCCTACTTCGTTCTCACGCCCGGTTTTGAGCCGTCGGGGCGCATCTCGCCCTTCGGGGCTTATGCCGCGATCCCGCTCGGGTGGATCATCTGCGACGGCGCGGCCCTGTCTCGCACCGCGTATGCGTCCCTGTTCGCCGTCATCGGCACGACCTACGGCGCCGGCGACGGTACGACGACGTTCAACGTCCCGAACCTCAACGGCCGGGCGATGTTCGGCCCCGGCCTTAGTGGGGCAGGCGGCCTCGGCGGCGCGGTCGGCAGCGCCGGCGGGTCGGAGACGGTCGCTCTGAGCGTGGCCCAACTGCCGAGCCATAATCACAACGGCTCCTCTACCACCGGAGCCGGCGGGCACGACCACGGCGGCGCAACACAAAGCGGCGGCGAGCACAATCACGGCGGGGCAACCCAAAACGCCGGAACGCACGACCATACCGCTTCGACGACCACCGATGGCGCGCATCCTCACACTGGAACGACCGGAGCGCCTGGGACTAGTCACGCCCACTCCGTCCCGGTTGAGGGCGTGAACTTCGCCCTTGGCAACGGGACCAATCTTACCTTCGGCGTCAGGGCCGGGGCTGGCTCCCAGTTTATCCCGACGAGCACCGACTCCCCCGCCCATGGGCATGACGTCACGATCGGAGCCTCGGGCGGACACGGTCACGGCGTACAGGTCAACAACGGCGGCGATCACGCCCACGGGATCCCCGGATCGGGCACGCATGCCCATGTAATCACGGCGGTCGGCGACCACGCGCACGGCGTGAACGTCGCCGCGGCTGGCGAGAACGCCGCCCACCCGAACATGCCCCCCGGCCTCGTCGTCGTCTTCGCGATCAAGGCCTGAGCGGCCCCGACCCCCCTTCGACAATCGAACTCTGGAGTACTGCCGATGGGTGTCCCCGGCTGGTCGCGCACGCCTGCGCAGAACGGTGCGATCGCGACCGCCATCGCGGCGTTGGACGGCGCATCCGCGCGCTCATTCCCGGGCACGACGCGCGAGGTCATGGCGGCCGTGCGCCGCCTGGCCGACGACCTGAGTGGTGTGCTCGTCACGTCGGGCACCCTTAACGCCTACGTGGTCCAGACGGGGAGCGGCCTGACGGAACTGCGCCGTGGCCTCCGCCTCATGATCCAGGTCGACCGCGACAACACCGCTGTCGCGACGCTCAACGTCGACGGGCTCGGACCGCTGCCGTGGGTCGATGCCGGCGGCGTGCCGCTCCAGCCCGGTCGGCTGATCAAGGGGCGGTACTACGACACCATCCTCGATACGCTCGCCGATGGGTCGACCGTCGCCTGGCGCGTCCAGGCCGGCGCATCGACCCTGGACGAGATCCCCGGGCTGATCGATCTGCGCCAGGATGTCGTCGAGGCCGCCGAGGTCACCCTCGACAAGACGGCCGCCGCGATCGCCGCTGCGACCTCGGCGCAGGCGCGGTCCGACGAAGCGACACTCGCCGCCGCCACGGCGACGACGAAGGCCGCGGATGCAGCCGCGCAAGCCGCCACTTCGGTGGCGCAGGCCGGGACCGCGGTTGCCGCCGCCGCCATCGCCACGACGAAAGCCGGCGATGCGACCGCGCGGGCCAACAGCGCCGCCGCGTCCGCCACGCAGGCCCAGAACGCCGTCGCGATCGGCCGAGTGACACGAGACACGCTCGTCGACGTTGACGGCGTCGTTGGCAGCGGGCTCGGCTCGTCGCTCAACTTCCCCGATGGCGCCGTCGGCGAAGTGATGTTCGGTCCGGACGCCGGATACTACGCGAAGACCGGAGCCTCGGGCGCCGGCGCGTGGGTCCTGAAGACGAAGGCGACGGTGCCGGGGCTCGACGAGCGGACAAAGGACGTCCTCCTCACCAAGTCGATCACCGACGACATCACTCGCTACATGCAGGGGATCCTCGGGCGCTTCAACGGCCTGCAGGGGTTTGTGTGGGCAGCGGCTCGGGACTCGCTCGGGCGCGTGCCGCTCGGCGTCACCAAGACCGGCGCCGTCGCGATCCGCCGCAACCTGGTCCGGGGCCTGGCCCTGTCGGATTACGTCGAGGTCTGGGGCGACCGCGCCGGCCGCATCGCACTCGGTATCAGCAAGCGGGGCGCCGTCACGATCCGCCGGAATTTCGTCCGCGGCCTCTCGATGACGAACTACATCGAGGTCTGGGGCGACCGCGCCGGCCGCGTCGCCCTCGGCATCACCAAACGCGGCGCCATCGCCTTCTCGCGCACCAACCTCCTGGTCTCGTCCCTGCTCTGGGAGCGGTACGGACTGCGCCATCTCTGGACGGTTGTCGACAAGAACGGCCGGGTCGGTCTCGCGATCAACTATCGCGGGCGCCTGCAGGCCCGCATCGACCCCCCGAGCTGGGTCGCGTCGCAGCGCGAGGCCACCCTCCCGGAGACCACCGTCATTGCCCTGGGTGCCGCCGGCACCGTTCAGGACGTGGTCAAGGACAAGGAGTTCTACCGCTACAAGTCCACGCCCGATGGCGTCACGATGCCCTACGTGATGCGGCCGGCGTACGCGGGTTCGCCGAGCCTGCTCGACACGACCTCGCGGCTGGCGATCCACATCAGCTACGGGCAGTCCTGGCGCACCGAGACCCTCACCGATGACATCCCGGCGGCCGTCGCCGATATCGGCGAGCCCCGCATGGCCATGTCGCTCGGTCGGATGGGCGGGTCGTCTCAGAAGATCGAGCCGATTCAGACCATCGGCACGGCGTTCCAGACCTCGGCAATCATCGACCTCGCTGGCCTAAGCATGTCGCGAGGGGCGAACATCGGCTATGCGGCGGCGCAGGCGCTCGCCCGGTTCCGCCGGCGCGACAACGCCCGGCAGATGCCGGTGCTGGAATACTGCCACGGCTATCCCGGCTACACCTGGGAGCAGCTCAAGCCCGGCACCGACCCCTGGGCCCAGGGCATCCTCATGCACGCGGCGGCCCGCATCCAGGCGGCCCGCTACGGCAAGACGCCGTTCTTCGAGGCTACGAGCTTCACCCACGGCGGCGCGGTCGATGGCGGCGGCGAGGACTATTTCCAGAGCCTGACCGAGATGGTCGCCGGCTACGACGCGCTCGCGCTCAACGGCGCCGGCGGCACGCCGCTGCACTTCTTCACCGATCAGACGGCGGCCAGCATCGGGCAGGGGCAGGCGCAGCTCTCCTACCTCGACCAGGTCCGGTTCGCCGTCACCAACGCGGCGCGCGTCCACCTGATCGGGCCGCGTTACCCGTACCCGTTCCGCGACAACATCCATCACACCGGGCTCGGCTACACGCGGATCGGCGAGCTCGAGGGGCTGGTCAAGCGCAAGGTGTTGGACCTCGGCGAAGCCTGGGACTGCGCCCGCATCAGCGCCATCGCGGTCGAGAACGGTGGCTTCACGCTGGCCGTGACCCGGCCGCCGGGCTTCGGTGATCTGGCCGTCGACACCGCCATGATCGAAGCCGCGCCCGACAAGGGCTTCGTGCTCAAGGTCAACGGCGTGATCGTGCCGATCGCCAGCGTCACCGTCAGCGCGAACCTCGTGCGGATCATCCCCGTCGCGATGCCGGCCTCCGGTGCGACGGTCGAGGTCTCCTACGCCTTCTACGGCCGCCTCGACATCCCGCCCGGCACCCATGCCGGCGCCTGGGGCAACATCAAGCGCGTCGGCCCGCCTTCCAGCTACTTCGCCGGCGAGACGGTCGATACTTGGCTGTGCGCTTACAAATCCACACTCGTCGTTTGAGGGTCGTCAGATGAACTACAATGAGATCGCCTTTGCTTTCGAGGACGCCGATGGCCTCGATCAGATCAAGGACTTCCAGTCCCTTCTCACGGGCCCCGAATGCGTGGGCTTCTGGCGCTTCGACAACCCGGCGGCGCTCAAGCTGACCGACGGCCGCGTCGAGGAGATCGCCAACTGGAAGGTCGGTGGCGTGCCGATGGTCCAGGCGGCGGCGGCGCGGCGCGCACCGGTCGTCTACGACGACGTGCTCAAGCGCAACGTCGGGCGCTTCGTCCGCGCCGACACGTCGTTCTACACGGCGTCGGGCTACGTCTTCAATCCGGCCGCGGTCTACTCCTGGGTGGCGGTCGTCTGGATCGACGACTTCGCCGCGTTCAACCAGGTCTGCGGTCAGTACATCAGCACGCCCAACCGCGTGCAGATGCAGACCGGCACCAACACGATGCGTCACCTCTACGGCGACGCCGCCGTCCAGGGACCGATCACCGCCGGCGCCTGGGTTCGCGTCATCGTCTCGCTGGGCGTCGACCTCAAGCCCAAGATCAGGATCGGCAACGCGGCACCCATCATCGGCGTCGCGCCGGCCAACGCGCCGGCTCCGGCGTCGATCAACCTGTTCCAGATGGGCGGCTCCGTCATCACGCTCGGGGGCAAGCTCGATCTTCTGGGCAAGTACAACATCGACCTTCTCGCAACCGGTAACGCGCCGATGCTCGCCAACCTCGACGAATATCTGACCCTGCGCAGCGTGTGATCGGATCGACCTGACGCCCGACCCGTTCGCCATCCGCGCCGCCTCCGGGCGGTTTTTTCATGCCCGCAAGGATCTCCGCCATGACCCCGTTGGACCCGGGCGCGTTCGCACGTCTCGACCGCGCCAAGTTCTTCGCCGCGATCCGCCCCCTGTTCGGCTCGCTCTCGGTGGCGCAGGTCGTCGGCATCGAGCGGCTGCTCGACGCCTTCCTCGCCTACGCCCTGCTCTTGGATCGTCGGCATCTCGCCTACATCCTGGCGACCTCGTTCCATGAGACCGGGAAGCGGATGCAGCCGGTCCGCGAAGGCTTCACGCTCTCAGATGCCGCGGCCCGCCGCGCCGTGGCCTCGCTCTACGCCAAGGGCAGGATCAGTCGGAACTACGCGCTCCCGAACGCCCGCGGCCTGTCGTTCTACGGCCGCGGCGACGTCCAGCTCACGCACGAGGACAACTATCTGCGGATGGGCCGAATCCTCGGCATCGACCTGGCCGGCAACCCCGACCTCGCCCTCGACCCGGCGGTCTCGGGCCGCATACTCGTCGAGGGCGTGACGCGCGGCGTCTCGATCAAGGGCGACTTCACCGGCAAGGCGCTCGAGGACTATATCGCCGGAGACCGCTGCGATTACGTAGGGGCCCGCCGCACGGTGAACGGCACCGACAAGGCCGCGACCATCGCCGGCTATGCCGGGCGGTTCGAGGCCGCGCTCGTCGCCGGCGGCATGTCGCTCCTCGGTGCGCGGATGCCCGGGGCCTTGGGCGCGCCGATCAAAACCGGATCAAGTTCTAGTCCGGCCGCGCCGCTCACTAACCCCCTGACGAATAAGGCCCCGTCGCCCGCCGTGGGCGAGCTGGTCAATTCGCCATCAAAAGTAGGCCAAGCCGAACCCGGCTTCTGGTCGTGCTTCCTGTCGACTATCCGCACCAACATGACGAAAGAAGCCTGACCCATGGGCGCGCTGATCACCCTTATTCCGATGCTCTTGCAGTTCCTCGGCCCCGCCCTGGAGAAGGCCATTCCCGACGCCGGCCAGCGTGCGCAGGTCCAGGCCGACTTCCAGAAGGCGGTGCTCGAGAACCAGTCGGCCCTGAACCAGGCGATGGCCGAGGTCATGAAGGGCGACGCGGCCTCCGAAGGCTGGCTCACCCGCAACGCACGGCCGATGGTCGTCGTGTGGGGCCTGTTCATGGTGACCTACGTCGGCGTGATCGCTCCGATGATCGGACTGCAGAAGGAGGTGGTCGCCGCCTTGGCAGCGACTCCGGACAACCTCTGGAACCTGATCTCGATCGGCATCGGCGGCTTCATCCTCGCCCGCACCGTCGAAAAGGGCATCTCCGCGATCGCCCCCAAGGCCGGCCGGTAACGCACTCCGCGCGTCCGGTCCCGCCGGCGCGCCACCACGCTCGTGGGGGCTCGGATCATGGACACATCGTTTCTCGCACCTGGTCCGATCACCTGGGCAGGCCTCGTCGCTTGCATGCTCGCCGTCGTGGCGATCGTGAAGGGGATCGACTGGCTCCAGGCCCGATCAAAGGCCGGCGCCACGGCGGCCGTCTCGCCGCTCACCATCGACATGGCGGCGGTCAAGATCGAGGTCTCCAGCGTGAAGGACCAGCTCAACGCCTTCAAGATCGAGGTCGCGCGGACCTACGTTACCGGCGACGTGATCACGCGGCTGGAACGCCGGATCGACGAGATGATGCTGTCGGTGCGCGACGAGATGCGCGAGACCAGGGAGCAAATGCTCAAGGCGCTGATGAACCGACGATCAGGCGACTGACCCCCAGTCGCTCATTATCGCTCGATCAGGCCCCGCCCGGCACACGCCGTGGCGGGTTCTCATAGGGCTCTTCGGCTAGGCCTCAGCGCTCGGATGCGAAGTCAATCCTAACGTGGATAACTCTGCTGTAACTCAAATTCTAAAACATCAGCGTTGATTTTTCTGCGTTTGACGTTTCAGATAGATGTCGCCTCTGCACATCGGTGTCAAACATGGACGAAATCACTTCTGATATGCTGCCCGATTACGTCGAGCTAGCCGCCGACATCGTGTCCGCCTATGTCTCCAAAAACGCGGTCCCAGTGACCGAACTCGCCAGCCTGGTAGTGAGTGTACACACGGCTCTCAGCGGTCTTGCTGGTGGTAGATCCGAGGCTCCGGCGACGGACGCCGTCGAAAAGCCGACCCTTGCGCAGATCAAAGATTCCATCACGCCGGATGTCCTCATCAGTTTTGAGGACGGCAAGTCTTACAAGACGATGCGCAGGCATCTGACCCTACGCGGGCTCACTGCCGAGGCCTACCGGGAGAAGTACGGCCTACCTCACGACTACCCAATGACGTCGCCCGCCTACTCGGCACTGCGCGCCGAGATCGCTCGCTCCCTTGGCCTAGGGCAGTTGCGGAAGGACAGGGGCAAGGCTGCGCAGCGGGATAACGCGGTCACTGATACCGCGGGTGAGGCCACGCCAAAGCGAGCTGAACGGTAA